GGTCACGATTTCACCTAAACGGGCTGTTTTTTACCTTGGGGTGAAATTTCACTAACTTCGCAAACCAGTCGCTAGCGAGAAAGCGGGGCCCGAATTACCCGTGACGGGCGAAGGCTCCAGGGGCCCCGGCGGGTGCGCGGAGCTGGTGCATCACCGGGCGGTTCGCACCGCGTGGTCCAGGGCATCGCGCAGTTCGTTGCCGTAGTGCGCCTTTACCATGTTCTCAGCGATCTTGAAGAACGGGAACGCCACGCGGTACCCGGGCGCCCCGCTGGTGAAAACGAACACCGGCCTTACTGCATCGCCCCAAGCTGTACTGCGCCGCTCCCAGATGCCCTGTGTGCCATCGATCTCCGCAGCGAAGTAGCGCTGGGCATTGCCCTTGCGCCGGCTGCGGCGGCTGTTGGTCGCGTTCGCCTGGTAGCCGCGGCGCTGCTCAGCTGCACCGAGGCCCGACAGCACCTTGGTAATCAGCCCGCGAGGGGCGTTACCGAAGGCATTCAGCACGTCGTTTGCCGGGACGGCATATTGTCCACGGCGCATGATGCCGGCGGCGATCAAGGCTTCCTCGAATCGCTTGTGCCGGCGCACCCCGCCGTGCACCGCCTGCTGCAGATAACGGTCGGCGGGAATGCCCGTCGTCCATTGATCCTTGAACCACACCCGCGCTTCCGGCTTCGCCTTCGTCGCCGGTCGGATGAACAGGCTGTTCATCGTCGTGCTGGTCGGCCTGTCGAGCCGGGCGCGCATCACCTTCAGCATCCCGCCCCGGACCCGCTGCGCCATCCGCGTGGCGGCCAGCACCCGGGCGAACGGCATGTGCTGCCGCTCAAGGTCGGTCAGAAAGCGGTGCGCCTCAGTCGAATCGACATCAATCTTGAACATCACCCGCCCTCAGCCATCACTATCGAGCGTCGCCGTGTTCTCGACGCCCGCACGCTTCGCCAGCCAGCGCGAGTAGATGCCGCCGGCCACATCCGCACCGATCAGCCCAGTACCGATACCGAACGCGCCTGCGAGGTAGGGATCGCCCCACGCCCACAGCGACATCATCAGCGCGACCATCCCGAACAGCGCCGAGCTGCCAAAACGCAGCAGCACACGGCGGGCAATCTCGCCCATCGTCACGCCCTGCACATCTGCCTGGCGCATCTCCCCGACCAACCCAGCCAGCGCCACGGCGATCAGCAGCCAGGTCGGCAGCTCGACCAGGGTGTTCTGCGCTTGGCTCTCAGTCGACATGCGCGGGCTCCAGTGGCACAAAAAGAAAAAGGCCCACCGTTACGGGTGAGCCTGAAATGGGTGCCCTCTTTCGAGGGCTGGACCGCCGGGGGACAGTCCGCGACACAGCACGTCGCTTGGGGGTTATCGCTGCGGGCGCAGCTCTACAACCATGGGGGCTTTTTACAGTCGACATGCAGTGGCGTAAACCCTGCATTTACGCCCCTCTTGAATCCTCCGCGAATGCTCCGCCAATCCTCCCGCAATCCTCGAAACGCTCCCGACGAACGGTCACAGCCCACCGCCAGCAGCAGCCTTCACCGCTCTCGCCGCAGCCTTGCGATCAGCACAGCGCCGCCGCTCAGCCCGTGCAGCATCCCGCGCCGCGTCTCGGGCCAGCCGCGCCCGCTTGATCGCCGCAGCGTGGGCATCGGTGCCCCGCTCCGCCGCCTGCAACCGTGCCAGCGCCACCGGCCACTCCGCCAGCAGCTCAGCGTGCAGCTCATCCACCTGGCTGCGATACGTCCGCATCGATATCCCCAGCCGCTGGCACTGCGCCGCCACGGCTACCGCCTGCGCTCCCTGGCAATACCGCACCTGTGCCAACCGCTGCAGCACCCGGCCACGCGACCCCAGGCCGACCGGCGCATCCTTCGCCATACCGTCCAGCGCTATACCTACCGCCTCGCTCGCCCGGCTGATCGCGACCGCACACTCCACCAGCGACAGGCAGCGATGCCCGCCCACGCCGCCCGGCGCATCGTCACCCATCCGCCCCAGCGGCGAGGCGATGGCCACATCCAGAGCAGGGTCCACAACTTCACGGCCCCAGGCCTGCAACAGCACTTCCATACCCTCAATCATGCTGCGTCCCCCAACCCAACACAAAAAGCCCAACCCGACACAAACCCGACACACTTAAAACCCTTATAAATCAATGCCTTCAAAGCATCTGTGTTGGGTGTGTTGGGTTTGTTGGGTTTTTCAGCCCTCGCATAGCCTTTTTTTGCATCGTCACCGCTGAGGCTGAAATGCCGAAACAAAACACACGCATACGCGCGCGCGCGACCCCAAACCCAACACACCCGACACACAGCCCGCAAAGCCGCGCCGTTGCTGGCCTCAAACTGTGTTGGGTTCGCAAAACCAACCCGACACAACCCAACACAACCCAACACACTTTTGAGCGCAGTCATGCCGCAGCCCTCTTCAAATGGTCCCAGCCATCCACGTCCCAGCCCGCCTTGCGAGCCACGTCACGCCACTGCGCCACATGCTGGCCAAGCGCAGCGGCGTTCATAGATGGGGGCAGGGAAGAGTGCTCGTCATCCGGCACGAAGAAGGCCCCGAAACGCCTGTTTGCGCCATCCGTCCAGGGGATGCTGCGCGTCTTCGTCACCTCAGAGCTGATGAACAGACTGAACTTCGTCTGGCTCATCGAGTGTTCGCGGTTGTGCTGGCACCACTCAAGAAACAGCGCGTACAGGTCCGACGATAAGCACGCACCCCATAGCCCGGTACCCAGCTCACCAATCCGCCATTGATGCAGGAACGTCTGCCATCCCGCCCGCGAGAGTGCCACCAACCGCTGCCGCGCCTCGGTTTTCGGTGGTCGCGTGCGCTCATTAAAGTCGCCCAGGTCAACCGCCAGCAGCCACGCATAAAGCGCCGCCACCCCACCGTTTGCCAGCTCAGCGCCAATGGCCCGCTGCCGCTCTTCGGGCAACGTCTCCAGCGGCCACATCACCAGAAAGCGCCGGTCCGACTCGCTGATCGGCCACGGCAGAATCTCGTTCGAGAGAAACACCGCATTCATATGGTTGGCTTCTTCCCAACCGTTGATGAACTTCGATTCCATCCGCACAGTCTTGCCGGTGATCAGGTGCTTGATCTTGCCCACCTGGTTGTACCGCTGGTCGCGGCTCACAACCTCCTCGAACACAGCCCACAACTTCCGGCTCTGCCAGGCGTTGAAGTTGCTTTCCAGCTGCGTCTGCCCAACCGTTGCCGCATATGGCCCGTACAGCGCACCCAGCGTATCGGCGAACAGCAGGCTTTTGCCCGAGCCTTCCATCACCGAGTGCATCAGCACCGCCGTATCCAGCTTCGCGCCGGGGTGCTGCAATGGGTACGCCAGCCACTTTGTCAGCCACTCCAGCGGCGCGGCATCGTGGTTGCACAGAAAGGAAATCAGCCAGCGCAGGTTCGCGCACGCCGCATCATCACGCACAGGCTCCAGCGGCAGCCCCTCGAACGTGTTGATATAAACAGCCGGGTCTTTCGTCATCGTCGGGTCGAACACAATGTGGTCCACGTCCACCGTGCGCCGCTCCGCCGAGTTCAGCCACAGCGCATAGGCATCGCCCAGCGCCATTTTCACCGCGCCTTCCGGAATGCGCCGCTTCTTCTCGCGGTCCCACACATCCTTGGTGCCATCGATGTACACATAACGCTCTATCGGGTTCATCCCCAGCGCCGTGGCCTTCTTGCCCGCCATGCGCCGCACCTGCTCGATCTCCCGCACCGTATCGGCGCCGATCAGCTTCTTGCTGGTGTCATCCGTCCAGAGCTTGGCCAGCGGCTTGGTCACCAGGGCCTCGAACGCGGTCTTCTTCATCACCGCCTTCTTGTCCTGGTCCCACACGTGCGTGGTGCCTTCCACCAGAGCAAAGCGCCGCAGCAACTGCTCACTGGTAAAACCCGCCCCCGCCCCCCCGTTGTCGGAGGTGCCCGCCGGCGTGGCGGCTTCGGTGCCAGATGGGGTCGGGGAAGGCACACCAGCCGCCAACGCGGCCTCCAGCTGCTGCGTTACCGCCTCCAGCCCCCAGCCCGCATGCAGATCATTCCAATCACCGGCAGCGCCCTCGCCCGGCATCACCGGGAAAGCAGCCAGCCCGCCAACCGCCAGCGCCGCCGCTTCCGCCTTGGTACGGCCAGGGTTGCCGGGTTTTGTCGGGTCATCATCACCGGCAATCACCAGCTGCGCGTCCGGGTGCTGCTCAGCCAGGGCGCGAGCCACTGCCGGCATGTTGCCCGAGTCCAGCGCCATCGCCACCGGCCAGCCCTGCGCCATATGCACGCTCGCCGCCGTCGCATAACCCTCGGCCTCGCCGATCACCGCCGCACCGGCCTGCTCGCCCAGCACGTGATAGCAACCAGCCTTGCGCCCATACTTCGGGAACAGCTTCGTGCCCTGCTCATTGATCGCCTGCAGGCTCCACAACTTGCCCGCCGCATCGCGCAGCGGAATGGCAATGCTGCCGGCCTTGAACATCAGAAATGAAATCGAATCCGGGCGCGGCTTGGGCAGGTTTGCGAAAAACGCCCGCGTCTCGCTGCCCACCCACACATCACACCGCTGCCGCGCATCGTCGATGGCCAGCACAACCGTGTAATGAAAAAACCCAACACCAAAAGCCCCCACCTGCTTGCGCTCCAGGTAGGGGCTCACGCCTTGCGGCTTGCAATGCTTCTCCCAGATCAACTGGCACGCACTGGCCACGGCCTCACGCATCACCGCCAGCCGCGCTTCGTCCGCCTCGATTTCCGCCTGCCGCACGGCGCGCCGGGCTTCCGCCTCGGCATTCAACCGCCGCTTCTCCTCGGCCGTCATCGGCTCGCGGCGAGGCGTCCAGCCGTTATCCTTCGCCAGCTTGATCACCGTACCCATACCGGTACCGCGCTTGCGGCAGCTCTTCCACACGCTGCGCGCATCGGCTGCCTTGTAACCATCACCGGTCTGGCTCCAGGCATCCCAGGCATCGAAGCCCGCCTCGCCAAATTCAGCCTTCACCCCCATTGCCACTGCCAACCAAGTGTCGCGGTCGTCGGCGTGGATGAAGGTCATCAGTTCGGCCAGGTCAGCGAGGGTCAAAGGTACTTTCTCACCCACGCTTCACCTCCCGCCTCATCGCGCACCAGCTCTCGACTTCTTTGCGCACCCACCCCACTGGCGAGCCTTTGCCTCGATTTCCTGGGTTGAGTCTGATCTGCTTGGGAAAGTTACCCTCGGGATTCCTCAGAATTTTGTAGATTGTGGGTCGCTTCAAACCGGTAAGCGCGCAGACCTCGTCGATACGCAACAAGTCATCCGGGCCGGAGACCGGCGCGCCGGGTAGCCGCGCGGACGCAATGCCTTGCATATATTCAAGTAGGTCGCTCGCCACACGCACTAAGCTAGCCTTTCCGGCTGGCGGTACAAGCAGCACATCGTGCTTGGTCAACAACTCACGAAGCATCGCCGCAGTCAGCTCCGCTGCCTTATCGGACGCCAGGTAATTACCCACGCTTCACCTCCCGAACCCGCTGGCACTCAACGCACGTCGTGCAGCCGGCCACTTTCTCGCGGCGCAGCGCCGGGATAGGCTCGTCACAATCCTCGCAATGGGTAGCGCTCGGCCCGCTGGGCTGCGCCGCCGCCCGCTGGGCCAGGGCTAGCTCCAACAGGTACTCCGCCTGCTCGTTACCGAGGTCAACGATGTCAGCCATGAGCCACTTCCCCCTGTGCAACCGCTTCCAGCATCGCCAGCTCAGCGCCGGCCACAATGCCCAGCACATGGCCGATGACCCGATTGGCGTGGTAGCGCAGCGCATCAACCTCGTGCGGCAGCCACACGTTGTCCGCTGCGCCCTGGTGCAGGCTCTCTACAAAATCACCCTCGGCATGCAGCAGCTCCGCCAGCGCATTCAGCCCCTCACGCGTGGCGGGGACGGGCGCGGGCACATAGGCCACCGCGCCCGCCGGGCGCACCAACGCCGCCAGAAGGCGCGGGTCGCGCGTGGCGCCAATGATCTCTTCGAGGAATTCCGGCTGGATGGGGCGATTGCCTGACGGGCTGACGCGCTTGTTCAACTCGTCCGCGCACATGCCGATGGTCAATGCCACCGCCTGCTGCCCGCCTCGGGCATCGCGCGTGGCGCGGTACAGCGCCTGTCTCACACTCAACACCGGGCCGGCGCCCGGTAGTAAATCTCTGCGGCTCATAGCGTTAATGCCCCCGTAACGCTGTAGCCAGCCGCAGGGCAATTGCCCTACAGTTGGCCTACAGCTCGCGACCCATCCGATACGTGCTGTGTCCTCGGGTCGCGGGTTGAGGTAGTCAGGGGTGGTACCCGTCTACCGGACCTCCGGGCCAGGGTTGAAGCTTTGGTGAGTGAACACCCTGGTCCCGGACTCTATTCAGCCTGCCGCATAGCTGCAGGCTTTGTTGCTCTTGGGCTGCTTGCCCGGCGCCGGCCCTATGGCGCTGGTGAGGCTCTAGGGCCGGCTCCCGCCGTGATACTGATTGTTGCTGTGCTGTGTCCCTATCGGCGGGCTGTGATTCGGATTGTTAAGGATGACCCTGTGCCAAAACGTACTCCCCAACTGATTACTGTCGGGATGCTCAAGCAAGCGCTTGAGGGCATCCCTGATGACCACGAACTCGACTTCAGCGGCCTGGAGTTCTACCGCGTCAAGCGGCGTGGCCCCGAGCTGCTCCAGATCGAATTCAACGAACTGGTGTATCGCGACAAAGAAACAGGCCTCGTGGTGGTTGAGAGCCTCGGATAAGGCAGCGCGCCGCCTCAAGTGCCGTTTCAGCGTCCCGCGTGGCGTAGCTCTCCAGCACGACGCCGCTCTGCCAGGCCTGAATAACAAACCCTGAGTTCGTGCGGGTGATGATCACCTCAACAGCTGTAGGCGCCTGGTTGCTCATGCGGCACCACCAGCGCGGCGTTCAGCCTGGCGGCGCTCGGCAGTACGGCGTTCGCCAGAGCGGCGCTCCAGAGGCAGATTGCGAGCGCGGCCTACTGGCTTTATCTCCAGCGCCTGAAAGCTGCCATCGCCGCACTCCCTGATACGAATGTCGCGGCTGGAATTGAGCATCTGGGAGACTGCGCCCTGCGTGATGCCGAGCAATTCGGCGATTTGCGGCTGTGTCCGGCCCTTCGCAAAATCTTTCAGCGGTGCTCCAAGGTAATCGTTCATGAGGTGATGTCCGTTGTGACTTGGGCGAATATTAGCTGCACGCATTTTTATAGGCAAGAAGAAATTAGCTCACGGAATATGAGATTAAGAGCGGCGCTAATATGCTGATGGTCATGAAGACTCCACTTCCCCCTTACGTCAAAGAAGAATCCGACCGTCTCCAGGATTGCTATCGCCAGTGGAAAAGCGTGGCTCCTAAAGAGCGCACCCAGGCGGTGTTGGCTGACGAATTTGGCTGGCAATCGCAGGGCACCGTCAGCCAGTACATGACCGGACGGCTAGAGCTGAACCTGCCGACCCTACTGCGCTTCGCCTCGCTACTTGGCTTTTCCCCAGCCCAGGTCAGCCCGCGCCTGATGAGCGAGTACTTCCCAGGTGGACAACCAGCAGCACCCGATCAGCTGCGCGAGCCATCCAGCTCTTACGTGACCAGAAAGCTACCCGTGATCGGCTACGTTCAAGCCGGCGAATTCTGCGAAGCTGTCGACATTTTTCAGCCGGGCGATGCCGATGAATGGATGGAGGCATACGGCCCAGCAGGCCCCAATGCTTTCATCCTGAAGGTAGAAGGTCTCAGCATGGACCCTGACTTTCGCCCTGGGGACAGAGTCGTCGTAGACCCCGGCGCGCACTGGACAAACGGCGACTACATCATCGCCAAGCGGGCGAGCGATAACGCCGTCACCCTTAAGCAGATCAAGCGCGAAGGCGACCGCTACTATCTCTACGCCACGAACCCTGACTGGCCAAAACGCATCATCGAACTGAACGAGGAATGGCACGTTTGCGGGCGTGTTCGCCGCAAAATCGTCGAGTACTGACGCCGCACCTATGTGAAAAATTCGTCTGAGTTATATCTTCCGTATAAATATTCGCTGAGCTATTGCGCTGTTTAATTTGTGTGGCTAATATTTGCCCCGTACCCCTCACCACGGTCACGGAGCAATCATGGACACAGCACAGCACAACAGCACCCGCTGCCCGGTGTACCTACACCCGACAGCCGCCACCAACCCCCGCACCGTCGCGCGCATCCAGCAGGCCACCGGCCAGCTGATCGTGCTGAACGGTGGGCGCCCGAAACTCAAGCGCAACGCCATGCCAGCCTTTGAGGACTTCGGTCCGTTCGGAGGCGACTGCGCATGAGCAACTTCGCCCTCACCAAGGCCAGTGCCGCGGCCCTCGGCCTGCTCTGCCGCACCGCCGGCACCGACCAGCTGCTGCTCATCCAGCCTGCCCGCGAGCTGCGCGCCGAGATCACCGTCGAGCCGATCGGGACCGCAGACCAGCGCGGCCAGATCGAGGCCGTGCTGCACCTGCGCGAGCAGCGCCACAGCATCACCCTGCAACGCGACGACGGCGCCAACGCTCAGCACCTGGCCGAATGGGTCGAGGCTGCGGCCAACGGCACGCTGGATACAGCAGCGGCGATCCCGCAGCGCAACGCGCTGTTGCCCTGCTGCAAATGCGGCAGCGCGGCTATCGGCTACGACTACGCCATCCCCGGCAGCGAGTTTCGTAACGGCGTGAAGTGTCGCCACAGCGGATGCCAGTCAGTCGAAGGCGCGGAAACCCCCGAAGCGGCGCACGAAGCCTGGAACGCCATCCAGCGCGAAGACCTGGATGAGCAGCCCGACCACGCCGACGACATGGTCAACCACCCGCCGCACTACACCGGCCACCCCAGCGGCGTGGAGTGCATCGAGGTCGCTGAATTGCTGCCCTTCACCTTGGGCAATGCGTTCAGGTACGTATTCCGCCACCAGCAGAAAGGCGGTACCGAGGATCTGCGCAAGGCGCGCTGGTACCTGCAGCGCGACTGGAGCCGCGAGGCTGGCCAGGCTATCGGCATCGGCGACCTGCAGCTGGCCCGCACCGCCGCCATGCGCATCGCCGCGCATGAGTCCTATGTGCTCGGCGGCTGCCTGGTCGCGATCGCCAGCTACGAGCTCGCCCTGGCGATCGACCTGCTTGACCGCCTGATCGAAGCAGCCTGAGGCCCACCACCATGAACCGTGACCTGGACCAAGCCGCCGCCGTACTCGGCATCGGCCCGCGCAAGCTGCGCAGCCGGCTGCGTGAAATGGGCGTGATCGACCACGAAGGCAAGCTGGCAGCCGCCTACCGCGACCAGGGCAACCTGTACGTGGACACCCGCCAGCGCTGGAACCCATCCATCGGCAACTGGACGAGCTACGGCGTGATCATGAGCACCGAGCGCGGCATCGAGTGGCTGGCCGGCCAGCTGGGCATCACCATTACTCGCAAGGACAAAGCCGCATGAGCACCTCCGCCGCCCAACACGCCATCGGCGCGCTCAAGCTCGCCAGCCTGCACCTGGACCACCCCAGCGTGGTACC